ACATGCGATTGCAATTAAACAAGGTATAACTATCACCTGTTGTTAAGTGAGCTTTTAATCGCAAATATAGCGCATGAAGTCTTTTCACCCTAATATAATGTATTTGGCAACAATATCTGGTGGCGAGTAGCCCCTAGAGCGCGCGCTACAGTTTTTTCTTAAACATTATATATTTTCTTTAATTCTTTAAATACTTTCTTATCCCTTCATATACAGGAAATTACAACTATACCTCATGGCAGACAAATGTCCTATGTGCGAAGCGGGCGCAATAGGAATGGTGTGGTCCAGAGATATCATTTCGGGGAAGACGTCAGTTGAAGAAGCCGCAATGTTCTTCAAGATGACGAGAAATGAGGTGATGGATCATGTTAATACTCATCAAATCAAGGTTGATTCAAAGACTGGTGAGTATGATTCCGAAGACTTCTACATGAAGCGCCTGCTATCGATGTTAAAGAAGCTTGAAGACTGGGTGGATTATATCTGTAAGATCCGGGAATTCGATAGGGAGAACATTAAGCTTGCTGTTATGCTTACCAAAGAAACGCGCGCGACTCTCCATGACCTCATGGAATTCCAAGGGCGCCTCAACCAGGGCGGAAATGTTAATGTCCGCATTGAAAAAATGAACACGCAGTACATTGAACTTACGAACATGATCGTCCAGGAGGTGTGTCCATCATGTCGCAAAAAGTTCTCGAAGCTATCGATCATATGCCGGCAATCGAAGCGACGACTCCATAGATACCTCGAGTAAGAACTATCTCGACTATCTAAAAACAGTGGCGCGCGGCAAAATGGATCCGGTCTGGTGGACGAACGAGATCCTCGGGGTTACTCTATTTCCGGCGCAAGAAAAAATCATGCGGGAGTTCTACCAAAATAGATATAATCCCAAGCTCCCACAGTATAAGCAACTCATTTTAGTTGCAGGTATGCGAAGCGGCAAGACAGCGCTTGCATCCGTTATGGGATGCTATGAGTTCTGGGATGCTATAACGATGCCGAATCCCGCTGAACACTATAAGCTGCTGAAGAATCAGAAGCTGTTTATTCAAATTGTGTCTGTCAGTGAGAAGCAGGCTTCCGACGGTGTTTTCTCCAACGTCCAGACGATGATAGAGGGCTGCGAGTGGCTTCACACGTGGTTTGACATTGAAATACGATCTGATAATGTTGAGTGCAATGCTAAGAGAGTAAAGCTGCAGACTCTCTCAAGTTGGGCGACCACCGCCGTGGGAAGAACTTCCAAGTGCGTTATATTTGATGAGCTCGCATTATTTGAATCAACGGGCGGTAAGCGTGGCGCATGGGAGATATGGTCGCGTCTCAAGAAGTCTACTGACACGCTAGGAGATGACGGCCATGTTATCGGGATCTCATCACCCCAACATCCAACCGACATCATTATGCGTCTTCACATGGAAGGTAAGGCCGCGATGAAGCGCGAGTACGAGATTCGTACAGGCAAGATCCCCATCCCCCCGAACTATAAGCCTAATAACATCCTTACATATAAGCTCCCTACCTGGGAAATGAACCCGCACTTCAGCGAAGCAGCGCTTCGAGAAGAATACAAGCGCGACATGCCGACATTCTATAGAGACTACGCATGTAAACCCGAAATCGCAGGCGGCGTCGCATTCCCCGAGGGTGTCTTCCTCAAACCCATGGTGAATATCCTCCAGTTAGAGGAAATTCCCTTAATGACTGACCAATTCAGAGTGTTAGCAATTGACCCTGCCGTCACAAACGACCGCTTCGGTATTGCGTGCGGCTACACAGACCGCATGACAGGTGGTATAGTCGTAGATGGAGCGCACCGCTTTACCAAAAGGGAAGGCGATGCATTCATTCGCCCATCCGAGATCCGCAAATACCTTGACTATGTTATTCCGCGCATCAACGCCAATGTCTTCATCTTCGACACGTGGATGTACCCAGAGATCATCGAGCACGTTGTCGACACGTACGGCATGGAGTACGTTAAACACATTGTATCAAAAGAAGACTACGATAGGTGGAAAGAACAGCAATCTGAAGACTACCCGACTCCAGTTCGCGTTGTCTACGACGAGCAACTGAAATATGAAGCTGAGAATCTATTGGTCATTAATGAACGTAATCCGAAAGTTGACCATCCGTTCGGTGGCAGCAAAGATACAGCGGATTGCGTTGCAAACGTAATCTGGTATTTATCAACAGTGCAGCCTACAAATCTATTACCAGACTCAATCTCTCTTCGCGTAATCTAAAGGTGATATCATGGGTATAGCAAAAACCTTAACTCGGAAGGTCAAACAGGCCTTCGCGCGCCTTAACACAGGTGCAGCCGGCAGTTCCGCAGACCACATCTACGCAGGTAAGCAAGTCACNAATTCCCTCGCCCAGTTCCTCATCGACATCACGAATTGGCGCGAGATGGATGAAGCTGACATCTATGAACAAATGTATAGCCTAGAACCNGAAGTNGGCGGNGCCATTGACCGCATTAGCACGATGACGTCCGATTCCTTCAAGCGCTTCAAGATGTCAGATAAGGACACCGAGTACGATGAGTTAGAAGCAGAAATGCTCAGAGAAGCCGAACACCTTGCAACCACCTTGAATATCAAGAATGAATTTGAGAAATACGCTGAACTCCTCATGATGCACGGGAACGTCTACATCCACATACTCCCCGGCTTCACTTATGAAATACTTCCCAACAAATCAGTCACCATATTAGATGACTTATCTCGCATCGGCGGTTCTTCCAACACCACCGCTATTAGAAAAGCCAACTACTACATCCTTGACGAAGGCTTGACTACAGAGCAGCGTTTCCCTGCCGATGAAATCATCCACATTAAATTCAAAGACACCCCCATCTGGTGGACCGACTCCAAGGGGCGCAAAACATTCGGCATCTACTCCATCTCACCACTCCACCGCACGGTCCTCCCGATCTGGGAGAAGCGTCAAATCACAATCATCGACGTCATCTGGAGATGGCGGAATGTGCCGCGCGAACAGCACCAGATTGACGCTTCGCTCTTCAGCCTCGATAAATACCCCGGGAATATAGACCAGCGGAGAAAAGCTGCCAACGCTGACATGGAGAGAGTAATTGCTAGCTACGCACGTACCCTTAAAGACCAAACTCCAGACCAAGGCTACGTTACCTCCTCCGCGGTTACCATTAACCCTATCGAGCACTCCTCAAGCTATCTCTCTACAAATGACCGCATTACTCAAAACTCAGACCAAGTATGGACCTCCTTATCACTCCCCCACAGTGTCGTCGCGGGCGGTTCTAGTGGATCCTACTCCTCCGACCTAGTCCTGAGTTCGTATGTTGCTAGCAAGATCGAACAGCTCGCTAACAAAATCAAGCCGGTAATCCTTGACAACATTAGGAAGCGCCTCCTCGCTATCAAATCCTCCTACCCTGTCGATGAAATGGACATCAAGATTGAATACGTGATGGCGAACTCGAAAATAGAACTAGCCCGGCAAATGGTAATGATGAAGGATGTCGGAATCTTTACAGAAACCGAACTTCGGAACCTCCTCGGGTATTTAGAGCTGCGTAAAGATCAACGTCCCTTCCTAGTAAACAACGAAGCTACATCCGCTTCGGAATCAACAGAAGCCCCGCCTGGCTCACAGTACCCGGAAACACCACATAGTTCGGCGCAACACTCTACAGACGCTGGAACTGCAACCATCAACCGATCTCTGAGATCCCCTTAATATTAAGGAAATCTCATTCTCTTTATAGGTGGAATGGAGATGAGCAACCGTATTTGGAAAACTGTAGACGCCCTCCATGTTGATGGAGCTTCCATCCGCGCTATCCCCGTAAAGGATAACCACGGCAAGCTTACTCCATGGACGCCGTCTATTATTGAAAAGATCTACAACAAGATCAAGGGGCCGCTACCCTTCTATATAAAGCATGATGAACACGCACTCTTCAGACAACCCATTGGGTATGGTGTTAAGTTCGGCATCACCGACGATCACAGCGACATCACTTACAGCGGATTCGTCTTTGAAGAATCTGCAATCAAGCAAATCGTAGAAGAAGGATACAACTGCATCAGCCCCGAGGTCGAAAACGAGTACGATGAGAATGGAGAACTTGTCGATAGTACTCTTCTCGCCATGGCATTTGTTAAAAACCCAGCATTCCCGGGAATGCAAGTTCAGTACGCAAAGGCCGCATTCAGCGAACCCGACGATGAATTAGCCTCAAAAACAGGTGAACCTATGTCTAAAGCAGCAGCCATTGACACTCTGAAGTCCAAGGGACTTACAGAGACAGAGATTGCCTCGATCACGCAGGCATTTGAATCGGTAGAACCTGCAAAGCAGGAAACTCCCGCGCAGCAGCAGGCGCCCCCTGTGCAGTCTACTCCAGCAGAGCATGTCGAACAGAAGTCTGCGCCGCCAGCGGCTCCCGATATATCTGTACTCGAGCAGCGACTTGCTGAACAGGCGGCTGTNATTGCGCAGCTCCAGCAGAAGAACGAGGATCTCCTGAAAGCACAGTATAATATTGTTCGCGATGAAGTGAAAGGTCTTGGCATCAGC